GAACGCCGACCTACGGCCAGCCCGGCTATGTCGATCCGTCGCGCGCTGCTTATCCCGGACAAGGGTTCGCCTGATCATGGTTGCTTACACCGCAAGGAAGAACCCGCTGGCGATGCCGACGGGTGCGCCCGCTCCTGCGCCCGCTTTTGACGTCTCGGCGGATGCCTACCAGCCCGGCGCGATGTCGGCAGCGCCAATGACCGCATCGCCCATGACGCCATCCGCAGGCAGTCCGTTCTCACCGCCGCAAGGACCGCCACGCAACGCGCTTCTGGCGTCTGCGCTCGACGGTTTCCAGCGCGGCTTCGACCCGGCAGGCTTTGAGAAGCGCGAGGCGACAAACAAGGCCGCCGACGGCGACAAGCTTAAACAGACGCTCGCGCTCATGCAGCAGCAACGCGCGCTTCCCGAGGCGCAACGCGGCCAGTGGTGGCAGCAGAACGCGCCGACCATCAGCAAGATCATCGGACAGGACGTGTCGCAGATGCCGCTGGACGTCACGAAGTTCAGTGACCAGGCGCTAGACGGGCAGATCGCGGCGCTGTCGGCGCAGGCGGGGATTGGGCCTGTGGTGCCGGAGCCGATGAGCGCTTACGAGCAAGGAATGCTCAAGCTGAAGCAAGACGAAGACAAGCGTAACGCCGATAAGCCGATGCTCGTGAGCGCCGGCCAGCGGGGTTACAAGGACCTCGATGGCGACGGCACGCTAGACGAAGTCTTCAGCGTTCCGGGCAATGCAGACGGTTCTGATCTCAAGAATGGCGGCGTGCAGTCGATCAGGGATCTGGACGACGGGCGAATGCTCATAACCTACAGGAACGGCACGACAGAAGTTGCCGTGGACCCGAAATCAGGCGGCCCCGCTATTGCGCGTCAGAACTTCGGCACCTTCATGGCTGGAGATGTTCCATACATCTTCAACCAACGCACCGGCGCTCCTTCGGTGACGCAAGTTCTCACGCCAGAAAATGTCGGGGCGAACGCTGCAACCGTCTCTGGCGTGACGGAGTTCTCAAAAGCGGCGACGGCCGCAAGAATACAACTTCCACAAGCGGCGTCTCAGCTCACCAACATTATCGGCACAGCGGAACAGCTTCGCGCAAGTCCCGGATTTGCGGGCCTGTATGGCGGCCCTGTCGAAGCTGCGGCAGGCGCTTCTGGCGCTCGCTTTGGGGCTGATGCAGATGCGCAAGCGCTTCTTGATCAGATTGGCGGCGAAGCGTTCCTTAACGCTATGGCATCGCTTAAGGGATCGGGGCAGGTATCTGAACGTGAAGGACTTGCCGCTCAAGCGGCGCAAACCCGGTTGCGCAACTACAATCAGTCGGACAAGGCAGCGCAGAAAGCGCTTGATGATTTCATTGAGCGATCAACTAACGTGTATCTCCTTCAGATGCTGAACGCGCGAGTTCCGTTCTCTGATGAGCAGATCGCCGCACTAAGCCCACGCCAGAAAGCGCTGGTTGCGGAGTGGGCGCGCTTTGAGGGGGCTCAGTGACCGAACATGATGTGCATCAACAGCGCAACGACGACAGCGCCGATTAGCGTGTATTGAAAATATATGTGCCCCTTGATCCGAACGTACCAGTCTTCAATCTGGTCGGCCCATAGGTGCGGATTATTCCGTGGAAGTCGCATCCTGTTGAAGGTGCTGCGGTCACTCTGGTTCGGGTCAACAAGATCGTTTGCCGGTTCGGACTGTTTCGCGCCGAGAAAATTGTATCCGGCGACACAAACAACAAGCCCCAGAATGCCAATCGTCAAAACATCTGCCACGTTCATGCAGGTTCCCTATGCCCATACAGCCTAATCCGCTCGATCCTGTAGCTGCGCCCGTTCCTGGCGCAGGTGGATCGCAACAGCCTGCGCCGTCAAGCGGATACGCCTCCGACCTTCTGGCGCGTATGGGAAATCCTACTCCAATGGCGCCGCCAGCGCCATCAGCTACGCCCGGCGCACCCAAGAACTATGCTGCCGATATTGTCTCAAGAATGGGTGCGGGTTCGCCAGCAGCGGAGAACAAGTTTGTTGACGCGTCAGCCATGCGCGGGTTTTCCGACCTGTACGGCCCTAGCAGCGGCAAGCGCATGGCCTCATGGCCGAAAAAGAACAGTGACCGTTACATCGTCACCGATGACGACCCTAACAAGGCGAAAATTCTCGTCCACAGGCCAAAGCCGAAAAAGACCGGCAACAACTTTAACGATTACTTTGTTGCGGTTCCGCTTTCTTCGCTGAAGAACGGCGCTTTCTATGTCGATGGCATGCCGACGTCGCCCGTTGTCAAAGGGCGCGAGAAGACAGACGGACTGAGTGCGTGGGCTGCGTCGAATGCCAATTCAGCGACCTTCGGGCAAGCCGACAAAATCGCCGGAGCGGTGAACGCCACGGTTGAACAGATCGCCAACCGTTATTTCCCTCGCTCGCCCGGCGCGCCCACTCCTTCATGGGGCGAAGCCTATGAAAAGTTTCAGGGTAGAGCGCGCGAACAGATCGCACAGGCGCGTCAGGATGAGCCGGGCTGGTCAGCGGTAGGAGACGTAACAGGGTTCATTGGTCCCGGCGTTGTTGTGGGTGGCGCCACGACAAAGCTTGCGGCGCCTGTCGTCAACACCATCGCGCGCATGGGCGGCGCCCCCGCCAACATGCTTTCCAAGGTGGTCAGCGGTGGATTGCAGGGCGCCACGGCCGGCGGGCTTTACGGCTATACCGTCGGCGCGGAGAATGAAGCGCTTGACCGTGGGGAGGCATCTCCCGAACTGTTCGCGCCTGAGCGCGCTCAATCGGCCCAAACCAATGCGGTAATTGGTTCAGCTTTCGGCGGAGCCATGCCATTGCTCGAGCCGTTTGTGCGGCCGGCAATCAATGCACTGTCGAACGTTGGCTCCAAGCTTTTGAACCCCATTGCGCCGGGTATCGCAGAAGCAAACACGCGGCGGATTGCAACGGACGCTGCGCGCAGATCGCTTGAGCGTTCCGGCATCATCACGGTCGATGATTTCCTGAAGCGCGCGGCCAAGTATGGCGACAAGCCTGTGATGACCGGCGAGTTGGGCCAGAACACTCTGAGCAATCTTGTATCACTGACGCGCCAGCCGGGCACGACTGCGGAAAAGGCAACGGCCATTCTTGAAGGTCGCGTTGCTGGCATGCCGGGCCGCCTGCTTAAGGATATCGCGGACGAAACAGGGCTAAACCCCGATGACGTTTATGCGTCCTTGGAAGACATGGTGAAAACAAGCCGAGCCAAGGCGGCTTCGCTGTATGAAGAGGCGGAGGCTGCACCGTTCGCTGAGACGGCAAACCTTGAGCGCATTGTCAGGGACTCGCCTATCCTGCGCAGTCTTTATTCAAAAGCCCTCAACCGCGTGCAGAACCAGGCGGTTCCGCTGATTGGGCAAGCCGATCAGATGCCGCCGTTGAAAGTCTATGACGAGTTGAAGCAGCTTGTTGACGAAGAAATCAGCAAGCGGCTCGCCAACGGGCAGGGCATCAGCGACATCGAAGGCGTGCGACAGACACTCCTGCGCGAGCTGGATCTAATTTCTGCGCAGGGCGCCACGGGGGTAGAAAATCCTGCGTTGACGCAAAGCCTTTACGCAACAGCGCGAGAAGCAGGCGGCGAAGCTCCCCGCATTGAAAAAGGTCTACAGGCAGGCGAGCGCGCCTTGCAGAACCGTGGCGTTGCCGATGACATTGAACGGGAAGTGTCAAAGCTGACGGGCCAGGAATTGAGCGCCTATCAGATTGGCGTTCTGCGAAACATTGTGAAAACGGTAGAAAGCGGAAAGCTTACGCCAAGCCGTATCAACAGCCCGGACTTTCAAAAGCGTCTGCGGTCTGTTTTCGGCAATGCTGCGGCTGATGGCATTATCAAGAAGTTCGGCATAGAGGCAAAGGTTTCGCAGACTGGCGCGCGTATCAATCCCAACATCAATTCTGTGACGGCAAGCGCCTTGAACGCCGGGCCGTCAAAAACTGGCGATGCGCTGATGCAAATGGGCCAGAGCGCGGCGCGCGGCAACATCAAGGATACGGCTATTAGTGCCGTCTCTGCTCTTGTCAATTTTCTGCGCCGGCAAGGGTACTCGGAAGCGCAGCTGAATGCGATTGGCGACATTCTCATATCCGCGCCAGATGACGCTGCGAAAATTCTGTACCCCGGAAAGACGCCTCGGCCTGGAAGCATTCCGCCTACTGTTCCACCAGCGGGAAGCGTCCGGGAAAATCCGCGCACTCCGCAGCTTGCGCCGCCTGTCGCTAGCGTTCCGCAGAACCCCCTCAACGTGCAAGCGCCCCCGACGCCGCAGGGACCGCCGACGAACGCACTGGCTCCACGCAGGCCAGAGCAGGCGGGCTTCGGAGGCAACCCGACTGCCGGCGAAGGGTACACCTTCAAGCATCTGGACGCGATCAAGGATCGTTTGGCGCGCGAACAGGGACGATTAGGAGAAGCCAAGACAGCAAAAGAAAGAGAGTTCCGCGCTGTCCAAGTGTCGCAAGTCGAAAAAGAGCTCGCGAATGAAATTGCGTTCCTGAAGTCCAAGGGCATCACTCCTCCAGATGAGATGTCAATTGATGAACTCGCAGCGGGGCTGGAAGGTTTTGACGGCGCGTCAATAATGCGCGGCAATCCCGAAGCCATAGGAGCCGCAGGCGGTACAGCAATCGGCATGGCAACCGCTCCCGACCAGAACGGCGACGGCGTTGTCGATGCTCAAGAGCGGATGCTTGGCGGCGCAGGCGGTGCGCTCACCGGAGGCATTGCAGGACGTGGCATGCGTGGCGGGATGAACGCGCTGGCGCCGAAGCCTGCCGCGTCTTCCAAGACCCCGCCAGTGATGAACGGGTTTGGTGGGGCGCCGAAGCCTGCCGCTGTTGATACTGATCTGCTTCGCAAGCGCTCGCCGGATGAGTTCGCCAGCGCCAAGGAAGCAAACGACGAGTATGCTCGCATCTCCAAATCACTAGACGACAAGCGCGTGGAATTGTTCCAGGCCAACAGGCCAAGGGTCGAGGCTTACCAGGAAAAGGCCAACCTTGAATTGCAATCCCAGTATGCGCAGCGAGAAAAAGAAATCTCTGCGAAAATGCCGCAATGGGAAAAGGATTTCATTGCGAAGAATGCAGACCGCTACGATGAAGACACGCTTGCCGACCGTGCCGATGACTACGCCTACGCGATGTATAACCGCGAGAGCGCAAAGCTCGACAAGTGGCGCGACAAGCAGGAAGACATCATCAGCCAGAAGGCGTCCAAGCTGGAAGACCGCTTAGATGCGCAAGTCGATAAGTGGCACGATGCTCAATATGAAGAACTATACGCGGCATTTGAGGACATCGAATTCTAGTCCGCTGAACTAACCCACCCCCACCACAAACGACCCGGCCCCGCTTCGCAGCGGGGTTTTTTGCATTGGAGCCTGAGCATGGCTTATGTCGCATTCCTCGCCCCCCTATTCGGAACAGACGGCGAGCCCGAAGCAGGCGGGCTGGTCAACACCTATGTTCGCAATACGACCACGCGCACGCCTGTCTACACGGACGTTGCGGGCGCGACCCCTGCCACCAATCCGGTTGTGGCAAACTCGCTCGGGCAGGTTGTCTATTACTTCCGCGATGACGTGCAGTATTCCTGGCGTGCGACATCCTCGGACGGTGCGACCGTATTTTGGGAAGCCGATGTCGTTTCCGGCGTGGTGTCCTACACCTACCTGAACGACGGCCTAATCCAGCAGTTCGAAACCAGCGCAACCGGCAACGGAAGCACGACGGCTTACACCATCGAGGACGCAGTCCTTTCATCGGCCTTCCAGATTGTTGCGTCCATCGACGGCATCTTGCAGCCGACCACGGCCTACAGCGTCGCCAATGACGGCACGGACAGCACTGTCACCTTCACCAGCGCCCCGCCGAACGGCTCGGCCATCTACCTGCGCTCTATGGCTGCGCAGGGCCTTCAGGGCGTCAGGGGCGAGCAGGACCGCACGTCGCTGTCAGAGTTTGCAACCGAGGCAGTCCCGCTCGTGGGCGACGGCACGACCACGAACAACGTCGCCATCGCTGCGGCTGAAGCCTCGACCGTCAAGCAGATCGGCGTGCCAGAGGGAACCTACCGCACGACGGGCGTTGCGACAGGGGCGGCGCTCACGAAGAACTACTACGGCCCCGGCCAGATCGAGACGAACGATGGCAACGCGCTGCCGCCAAACTGGCGCGTTGTCTCGGCGCTGCCGACCGAGGGCAACCATGATTACATCCTGACAGCGGGTAACGGAGACGCGCAGAAGATACAGGACTTCTTGGGGACGTGGGTGACGGGCTCAAGCACGCTCACGCAGCCATCGTCGGGCTACAAGATCGTCTATGAAGCGGCAGGGCGGCTCAACCATTTCCTGCTGACATCCAGCGCGGGCTGGAACGAGTCAACCACGGGCAATGGCGGTCGCACTGGCTATTTCCACACGATCACGCGCGGCACGCAGGCGGGCAACGGAGACGCGGGCGGATACTACACCAGCATCTTCGTGTCAGGCGCTCGCTCTGCCGGTGTTGGCGGGCCGGGAACGCCAACCGACGCGCTGTCCATGCCGGGCGGTGTTGTGCATGGCGGGCAGGTCGTTGCCGGGGCTAATGATGTCTATTTGAACAACATCGAACAGAACGCCGTCAGTGGCGTCTATCGCGCTTCAGCAGGCATCTTTGTTGCCAACGCGATCCGAGACAATGCGGACACCACGAATAACCAGTTCTGGTTCGGCTTCACGGCTCAGGGTCAGGGAACGGTAGCTGGCGACGTTGCTTTCCGTGTCGGTGGCCTCTGGAAGTTCGGTTGTGATGTTACCCCCGCAACGCTCGACGCCAACCAAGCCGCTGTGCAGCTCAAGGCCGATCAGCGCATCTACCTCGCCGGTACAGCAGGAAGCCGCTACTGTTCGGCAGTCGGCACGACGTACATGACGGCCAACTCGTCTGGCTACATGGAGTTTGTGTACGGCGGCACGAGCGCGATGCAGGTTAGCGCGGCTGCAATCCGCACTGTTGCGGGTACACAGGGCTCGCCTTCGTTCTCCTTCATAGGCGACCCGAACACCGGCTTGTATAACTCTGCTGCCGATACGCTTGCGGTAAGCGTGGGCGGCACTGCGCGCTGGGCGTTCGGAGCAGGCTTCACGACCGTATTGAGTGGGGGCGTATTTTTCGCGACTGGCGGCAACGCTAGCAACGCCATGATCTCCTTTGACGGTGATGCCAACACCGGCTTCTGGCGCATTGGCGCAGACAATATCGGCGTTAGCTGCGGCGGCAGTCAGTTGATGGATTGGTCCAGCACCGGCCTCAACATGGCGACGGGCAAGCGCATCAACCTTCAGAACTCGCAGACGACCGTGGGCGCAGCCGGTGGAGCATCTGCGCTTCCGGCGACGCCCACTGGTTACATTCCCGTGCTGATCGCCGGGACTGAACGCGTCATCCCCTTCTACGCAGTCTCATAGGAGCCACCATGAAAGTTGACTGGAGCACGCCCCTGCTTGGGCCGGACGATCAGCCGTTGATGAACGAATCTGGCAAGCCGATGACATTCGGCCTCGCCTGCCGCACGGCGCTGATGGTCGCGTCACAGACCGACACGGTCGAAACGAAGCACCGTCTTGGCGACCTGTGGCTGAGGATCGGCATCGAACCGCATGGCGATTACGACCACGGCGACATCGCGTTCATTCGCGAACGCGTCGAGCAGTCGATGCATCAGCTTATCGTGCTTCGGACCAAGCCGCTGTTCAACGCAATCGGGGCGCCGGTCGCGCTGGTTTCAAGGGCGGCTTCCTCGTGATCTCGCATTACGCAAAGCCTCGCGCAAAGCCCGCGCCAGAGCCCGAGAAGCTGGTCCGCGTCTATCGCGCTGACGATCCGCACCGCGTCGCCATCTTCGTCCCCGCGTCCGAGGTTGTGCCGTCGCGTGGCGTGGGAATGCCGGATTACGTTCTGGTTGATTGCCCGCCCGAACAATTCCCGAGGACATCGACATGAGCATTCTGAAAACCAACACGCGCATGATCGCTGACCTGAGCGTTTTGACAACGCTATCAGCGCTTCAGGCGGCCTCAGTCTCGGGCCTGAGTTCGAGCTATACTGCGCAGATGCTCGGAAGATTAGCTGCCGGCGACAAGGCAGGCGGCATGTTCAGGCGCGTGACGGGCGATCAGTCTGCGCTGGTTGTTGCATCCACAAAGACCGTCTCCGCAGTTGATATTGGAGCCGACACGCTGACATCGACGGCGCACGGGCTGGTGTCTGGTCAGGGCGTCATCGCCACGGCGGCTGATGCGGGCCTCTCGCTCAACACTGTCTACTATGTCGCGCGGATCGATGCGAACACGATAAGCCTGCACACCACGATTGTCACGGCTCTGGCTGGAACCAGCAAAGTCAACATCACGGCGCTGGCGGGATCGCTCTCGCTCAAGGTGCTGTATGATCCCAAGCAGGCCATTTACGTCATTGCCACGGGCGATGACCTTGACGGCTCGGATGGCGTGTGGGTTCGCGATTTCCAAGGCGAGGTACACGCAACCTGGTGGGGCCTCACCATTGACGGCGCGACCAACGATGCCGAACCGCTCAACGGCTTCCTGAAGTATATGGCGATGGTCGGCGGTGAAGGGTTCATCTGCAAGGGCCAGCACTACGTCACGTCCAAGCTGTCGATAGACGAAAGCCTTGTGACCTCGGATTACGAAATTACCCGCGTAAACATTCGCGGCGAAGGCATGGGCAACACGCAAATCATCTGCGCTCACGCCGGGAACGGCATCGAATACCTCGGCGGCGCAAGCGGTGGCCTCGGCGCATATACAAAGTGGTCCAACCTTCGCCTGCGGGGATCGGGCCAGTCGGGCGGCGTTGCAATTCGGGCGGACAACGCTGCTTGGTGGCATCTTGAAAACGTCGCGCTCACAGAGTTCGACAAGCACTTCAACTTCACGGACGTGCTGTCTACGGTCATTGATGCCTGCGTTATCCGCTTCGGCTACGAGGCTGGCGACTTCGCCTATTCCGACGCATCGCGCCCGAACGCGATTGCATTCCGAGACACGATCACGGGCGCCCATTATGAGCGCGGCTGGCTGGTCACGGGCGCTTCATCGTTCACCTATCGCGGCGGAACGATGGAAGGCAACGGCAACATCGAAGGCGTGGTGTTTACAGGTGGCTACGGCATCAAGGCCGTAGACTGCGGCGTCGAGGGCATGTCGGGCATCAACGTCGAGGGCGTGTATTTCGAGTATCAGGCCGACAAGGCGGATATCTGGATCACGCACGCAACCGGCAACGTGATGCACAAGATTTCCGGTTGCGGCTTTGCCCGTATCGACAGCACAGTCCGCGTCACAAACAACATCCTGTTCGAGCGCGCTGCCGGATCGTCTGAACTCTGGCTGGGCGGCAACGGCTTCGGGGCGCTTGGCACCTACACCGAAAGCACGGCACGGCCCTACATCGCAGCCCCCAGTGGTTCCATCATCGACGCTGGCAACTACTGGAACAGCGACACGGCCAAGCCTGATCCGATCATCTTCAAATCGTCCGCGACCGAGGACGTCGAGTATCGCTATCAGCGTCTTGAGGACGACTTCCTTGGCGATGCCATAGACGCCAAGTGGAACACGCGCCTTGGCAGCGATCCGCAGGCGGCGGTTGCTCACGGCGGCTCGCTTCTGCGCGGTCTGGTCATCCTGACATCGGGCGACGACGCAGCCGCGTCCATGGCGGTCAATGGCGCCCAACTCGATCAGGGCGCGACGCAATGGCAGGTGAACCAGGGCGGCTTTGATATGTATGTCCGCGCGTACCTCGAAAACATCACCAACGTTTGCGTCTTTATTGGCATGACCGATCAGGTCGCAGCGCTGGAAATGCCGTTCACGATGAGCGGCACGACGCTGACCAGCAACGCTACCAACGGCTTCGGCGTCCTGTTTGATACCGACGCGACCACGGACAACTGGAAGCTGGTCGGGGTCAAGGCCGATGTGGATGCCACGACGCAGGACGCTGGCGTGGCTCCCGTGGCGAACACCATAGAAAGCTGGCGCATGGCTTCGGATGCTGCCGGGAATGTCACGTTTTTCAGGAACGGCGCAATTATCGGGACGGTGCTTTCCAACGCCACGACTGCGTCAACCCTGCTGACGCCTGTCTTTGCGATCTTCTCACGAACGAACGCAAGCCGCGTCCTGGTGGCGGATTACGTGCGATTGAGGGCGCTCAAGTGATCCCAGATCACGTCCCATGCCGTGCTGCATCCCCACCAGTCGGTCGGGTTTCCAGCAGCTACATCGCTGATGGTCACAAGCGTTCCGGGCAGGAGCCTTTCCAGCCTGAGACGGTCGGCGGGGTCCATCGTTTCGCGGCGGATGAAGACGAGCTTTTCACCGCTGGACGCCATAGCACGCCAGCGGGCAGCGCGGCGTTCGAAGGAGAGGCGGGCAGCGGGGTATTGTTTCACAAGCTCCGCGTCCGTCAGCACGTCGCCGGCAGGGTGGAACACATGCGGATGCTCGGTCTTGAGCGCGCGGTGGTCGGCGCTCTTGGGCGGGGCGATAACCAGATCCTCAAGTTCAAAGACGCCTTCGAAGTCCCGTTCCAGCCAGGCGAACAGGGCCGGCAGGGGCGTGATCTGATAATCAAAGACATCGCCGGGCGGGCCAACGCCTAGCAGCCGGTTCAGTTGCCATCGCACTTCGCAGCTAGGCCCGAGACTGACAAAGCGAACCATATTCAATCCCTCAACCGCAGAGCTGAAATATGATTCAGAACGCACCGCCGAACAATGTGGGCAGGCCGAAAAAGCCGATTAGTCCAGATGAAGTTATCGGCAAGTATTCGCGCGAAGCCCTGATCGAAGCAGCGCTGATCCGTCAGGAAAACCGCGATTTACCGTTCGAGGAGCGCAAGCGCCGCGCGGAACTTCGGCAAGCGCAGTCAAGGCTAGCGCAGGAAGCCAAGCCAGAGCCCGTTCCGGACGTGATGCCGACGCTTGAAGAACTGATGGCGCAAGTTGCGGCGCGCAAAATCTCGGACAGCATCAAGGAAGCCGAACTGGTCAACACGGCATTCGACGCGGTGATGGCTGCGCTCAAGCCGCAGGCAAAGCCGGAGCCCGAACCGGAACCAGAGCCCGAACACCATTTCGCGGACCTGATGCTCGCAGACGAGACGCTGGACGATGCCAAGGCGCGTCTCTCGCAGCGGCTGCGCGAGCTGCGTCACTACCTGATCGCCCCGGAAATCAAGGTCAACGAGGACGGGTCTGTCGGCCTCACGGGCGAGGAGCAATCCGAACTGCAAGACCTCGAGAGACGGCAGACGCTGGGGCGCTGGCTCGACGCCTGACACCCGAACCTAAAAGGCTGGGACAATGGATGACGGGTTCCTACAAGTCAGAACTGGACAAGCTGCTTGGCGAGGCGCGCCAGGCCGAGAACGAGACGGCTGCGCTCTACAAGATGATATCGACCTATCCCGGCCTCGCGTGGGTCAAACGGTACGACGAAGAGACAAACGACTACTACATGATCGCGCTTTCCGAACGCTACGTGTACGAACTCATTGGCCCCGAACGCCTCGCATCCTATCGCGGGCGCACGGACAGCGATTTCTGGCCGCCCGCTATTGCTTCAGTGTTTCGCAGCAACGACGACAAGGCGCGCCGCGAAAAGGCGCCGCAATACGTCGAGGAGTTCTTCACCTCGCCGCGCACCAACAAGGGCGCGACGTTCAAGGGCTGGAAGTGGTCCTTCACCGTAGCGGGCGAAACCTACGTTGCGGGCGTCGGGGTTGACGTCGATGTCTAATGGACCCGAGGGGCGCGCAGAGCGCGCATATAATGAAATCCGGGGCCTGTTTGACCGGCTCGACACCGATCTGCGCAAGCGTGTCGATAAGCTGGAAATCGAGGCCGAAAACTACCTGACCGAAGCTGACCGCCTCAAGATACGCGACGAGGCCGACCAGCGCCGGATGGGGGAGTTGCAGAACCTTGCTGCGATGATGACGCAGCGCCAGGACGACAGGCAGGCGACACTCCGCGAACAATTGATGACCGAACTGCGGGCCGTGGTGAAGGAGACAATTCACAACGAGCTGCCGGAGATTGTCGAGAAGATCGTCAACGAAAAAAACGAGCTCCACCGCAAGCAGATCGCGATGCAAGCCCGCTTCTGGTTCTCAACGGCAATGGGTGTCGTGGGCATCTTCTCACTTGTCGGGACCGTGTTCGGCTGGTGGCGTCTTGAGGACGTCTCGCGCGTGCGGTCGGCAATCGGCCAGTGATCAAGGAGGCGGTAAAACTCTCGTCAGCGAGTGGGAGGAAGCTGCTGCCGTCAGAAAAAAATCTGAGCGGCAGAACGGGTATCACACAAATCATGGCAGGATAACTAGATGACGGGCTGGGACCGGGCTGCACACTTTGGGCGATGGATGAAAGACCATGCGCCCGCATTTACAGTCGCTTTTGTTACATTCAGTGCGCTTTGGGCCGCTGTCGTGGTCGCGTGTCTCACGCTCTACGTATGGGATAGCCAATTCTACTCCAGCCTCGCCCCGCCCGGCATGGAGACGAGCTTCATGGCTGCGGGGGTCGTGTTCAGGACATTCGTAATATTCGGTGGACTAGCCATCGTTTACTTGAAGACCAACAAGCTGAACGCTTCTGCCGGCCGCACGCTGCGCTTCATCTGGGTAATGGGCCTGCTGGCTTGCGGTGTCGCGGCTTTGGGCTTCGTGACTGAGGGGAATGACTACCACTACCGCAAGAGCGCAGCTGTCACGCAGACGGAAAGCGCATCGACCGAAAGCGCCGACACGATCATTGCCCGCGCCGAGAAGGAAAAGGTGGCGATACGCGCCGACCGTGACCAGTTGGTAGCAGCCGCGCGGCAGTCGATGAACCTTGTCCTCGATGACGGCAACAGCCGCAACGATGACGTCTCGACGTATGAGAAGAACATCGCGCAGTACCAGACCGAGGCGCAAGCCAAGCTGGACGAGCAGGACGCGAAGATTGCAGCGGCTGAAACCGACAGGCTAGGCGCGCGTCAGCAGGCGACGGAAGCAGCCATTGGCGATCCGGCCTTGCCTGCGGTGTTCCAGGCTCCCGCGCGGTATTTCGCTGGCTTCGATGGCGTGACGTTCCGTGACGCCTTCGCGCTGTTCTGGGTGATCTTGCTCGAGGCGTGCGGCTCTGTCGGCGCGCAGGCTTTGCTCGCCGTGCAGATGGCGATGTCAAAGCGGAAAGAGGCGCAAGAGAACGGATCACGCGGGGGGCGCACGACTGCCCGCCGACGTCTGATCGAGGACCTACGCAAGGTCCGCAACGAAACCAAAGCCGATCTCTCGGAGGATGACAATGGCAATCGAGATACTACGCCGCAGGCCGCCGAGTGAGCTGTACCCGTCGAAGGCCGCGCTAGACCTTATCCGGCACTTCGAGGGGTTGAGCCTCACGGGCTACCTCGATCCTATCGGCATCCCCACGATTGGCTACGGCCGCACGGGGCCGGTTGCGGTTGTCGGCAAGCGCATCACGCTGGCTGAAGCCGACGCGCTGCTGGACGAGGACGTGGCGAGCCATGCGCAGATTGTGCGTGACCAGATCACGGTGCCTCTCACGCAAGGCGAGTTCGACGCGCTGACGTCGCTGGCGTTCAATCTGGGCTATGTCCCGAAATCGTTAAAGGCCTGCTTGAATGGCGGCGTGACGGATGCGGGCAAGGTGATGACGCCGGGCAGCTACGGCTCAGCGCTGTTGCAGTTCCCCCGCAACTGCCGCGCTGCGGGCATCCCGCTCAAGGGCCTGTACCGGCGCCGCTTGGCCGAGGCGTGCCTGTTCTGCGACCTCCCGTGGGAGAACGCGTGCAGCATTTCGGTTATCAAGCTGCAAGTGACCGAAGGCGGGCAGATCGACGCCAACGAAAGCACCTCGCTTGAAGACACGCTGATGCGTGCGCGGCTCGACACATCGCGCCCGCCCGACACCTCGCACATCCTGAAAAAACCTTGGTCAGAATTGGTCAAGAAAGCTGAGCCTGTCCCCCCCAACCCGACAGGCGAGGCGGAACCAGCGGAGAAGGAAGCCCCCCAGCCCAACCCTCCGCTGGTGTCTGCCCCCGTTCCTGCGCCGCCGAGTGGTCCGGTTGCGCAGGCGCCGGCGGTGGTGGTCCCGGCTCCCCAGCCCCCGCCGCCGCCGGTTAAGCCTGCGCCGCCCGTTGGCGGCGTCATCGTCACGAAGCCCCCGCCTGAGCCCGTCATCATCGCGCCGAA